CTTATCTTTGCTCGTTGCATCTGTATTGCTGCGTGCGTATTGATTTTGTGTCTAGTTATTTGGAGACTGGTCTCAGAAGACCATGGATCTCCAAAGGTTGCGAGCGTGTTCGGATATAGTACAGGCTATTTTCCGGACATTTGTTATATGCGTGGGCAAGATGTGGCAGTTGATGATGTGTATCCATGTTATTACCGCAATGGGCGGTTATACGGAGATGCATGTCATGCCTCTTGTAGTGTTCGTTATGAGTATCGTTTTCCCAATAGAAGTGTTCACATTGCTTGTGTTGCAATTCATCATTGGGGCTTTATTCTAGACTTATGTTTACTCCTTCTTGCTCACTTGTTGTTGCGTTTTAACACGTTATTGCGCAAAACTCCTGTAGGTTACACGTGGCGGAGCCTGCTTTTGCAGATGTTGGTGCGTGCTCACCATCAACCACGTGTGCCGGTCTGTACTCAACGTACCCATTTTGCTGCTTTACCTAGCCTTGGTACAAAGCCCGTTGCCAATCATACTCATCCTACTGCTGCAGTTGTGCGTAACGACTCAGCTACGTTGATTGACATGTTCTCCGCTGCGGTGGGGAAACGCGCTTATTTCTTACAAATGTCCGTAGCCGACCAACGACACGATCGTGTTGGCTGCAGACTGTACCATTGGGCCAAGGATCTTGCGGCTGAATTCGTTGATTTTGATCCCGACAACGACGATATTTTGGCAATTGTAGACACTGATATGTATTTGGACATGCCTAAGCTTATGGCTAATCATGTCCATACTTATTGTGTGTCGACTTTTCAACCTTCAGTTGTAGCTCGGGTGAGCGATAATTACTCTTTTACGTTTGATGCTGCGAATAAAGTTAAATATTACGTAACCGGCGGGTCCGAATTTCACCACCCGGTATGGAATTACTCCCGTGCCGACTGTTTGTTGGCTAGGAGTGATTCCTGGTTTTCACATCATGCCACGGCCTACAATGTCGACCGTAGGCAAATTGATCCTGATCACCAAGTGATATTATTAACACCTATTCGCACAATGTGGGCCCCCTTTGGGTGGTGCATTGACTTCTTAGATGGCGTGTGCTTGCAACGATTGCAGGTAGCTGCTAATGGGTTTTTGCGCCTGGCGATCAACTCGATGCGTGGCATGTATGTCTCCACCGGTAAAGTTGATGGTTATGTTTGTTGTACTCTGCCGATTGCTGAGGACGATGCTGTCGCTTCACAAGCGCGCATGTCCCGTGTTCCCATCACGCTTGGGCAAATTAAGCAGATCACTGACTTGCAAGATCAAGCCGCCGCTCTCATTATTACTGAATATCATCGCCAAGAGACTGATTTAGCTCCGGACCTTATTTGCCCCGTTGAGCTCTCTGTCCAGCGGTATCAATTTGAACCGCGAAAATTTGACATTGATGCTAATCCTTCTGTTGTGCCGTTTATGCATCCCATTTTGTTGGGTTGCTGTGCGCCTGATCGTTGTGTTAATAACGACCAGGCTGCCGTTGATGGCCGTGTTAAAGAAATAGCTAGCCCCGATAAGCCTTTGGATGCGTTGACTTTGCGATTCATCCAGGAGTTTATTGACTTGATGGTGCCTCAAAAGCACCGTGCCAAGCCAGTCGAATATGACGAGGTCCGTGAACATTGCCAGCGTGCTAACCAAAAGGTTGCATTTGACGCTGCTAACATGGACCCCCGTGATATAGATGAGGGAAGAACCGAAGTTTTTGTTAAGGCAGAGTCTTATGATGATGTCAAGGACCCACGTATTATTTCTAATACTCGTGGTCCGCAAAAGCCTAGGTATGCTGCATTTGTTTATCGCGTCGCAGAGGTGTTGCGTGATTGTCCCTGGTATGCGTTCGGCAAGACTCCTCTTGAAATAGCTGAGCGCGTTGCGGAAATTTGTGAAACTGCGCAAAATGTTGCCAAAACTGACTTTTCTAGGATGGACGGACGCGTATCTAAGCGTGCTCGCCTATTTGAACAAATGTTTATGTTGGCACTTTTTGACAAATTGTATCACGTCGAGTTGCTCGCCCTTCTGGGTAGTCAGCATACCCGGCGCGCCGTTACTACATTCGGTGTTAAATATGATACCTTTTGGGCGCGGCTTTCTGGTTCGCATGAAACTGCAGACTTTAATTCATTATTAAACGCTCTCATTGCCTTTATTTCTTTTAGATTAATGGGCCATGATGTTGCTACGGCTTTTGCCATGCTTGGCGTTTATGCTGGTGATGATGGTCTGTCAGCTGACGTTGACCCCGCTATCTATGCTGATGCTGCTGCTCGCATGGACCAGGTTTTGGACATTGAGTTAGTGAAGCGTGGCGACTCTGGAGTGTCGTTCTTGGCTCGTGAGTACAGTCCCTATGCGTGGCACGGTCAACTAGATTCCATGTGCGATTTTAAGCGTTCATTGCTGAAGATTCACGTAACGACTAGTTTACCGCCGAATATTAGCCCCCTTCAAAAACTAGGAGAAAAGCTCATTGGTTTGCACTTGTCTGACCCTAACACGCCTTTTATTAAAGAGCTTGTTTGTGTGTTTAAAAATGTGCATCCCGATCGTTTCCCTAAGTTCCCCGATATGCAATTGAAAATTGCCGGTTGGTGGGCCCAATATGATGCTAATGTACAATATCCGAACGAGAACGTTGCTGATTGGATGTCTGATGTTATACGTAAACAGTTGCCTGATTTTAACTCTTCGCGATTCTTAGCTTGGGTTGGTGATGTTCAAGCCGGACGCGCTTCTATTTTAGATGCGCCTGTCTGTTCTGACGATCCACCTGCGCCCAAGCCTAAGAAGGATGTTGTCATAAACAATGATGTAGTTAAGCCGGATTCTAAGAAAATTTGCCGTGCGTTTTTGAGTGCTGATGGTTGTAAGTTTAACAACTGCAAATACCAGCATTTAGCACGCGTCAATAAGCCATGTAAATTTGGTGATGCGTGCAAGCACAAAGATGGTTGCATTTTCAAGCATTAACCATTTGGGGCGTGGCTAGCCCCCTCAGAAACCAGCTTTTCATTTACATCGTTTATGTATTTTTCGTTTTATTTTCAGTTTTTCTGTTTATGTGCATTCAGTGTTCACGAACACTCCTATTACCATGTCCCCTCCAAAACACAAATCGGCGATTACAATCGTCGAGAGCTCCCAACCTCGTCCAAAGAAGAAAAAGAACAAGAATAAGTCTCGGCGACATCGCCGGAATCAAGCGTCTGCGTCCAAACTGGGCCCTTCACGCTCGTCAAGCAGTTTATCAATGGCACGCCCAAAGCTTGGGGTACTCACTCAACAGTACCTCCAATCTCTTGCGCGGCCCTTTGATTACAATCCTCCCTTGATGGGCTTTGGGTCCGGTATTCCTGTTTCTCGCGGTACTGCGTTTTTCCGGTTGAATTTGACCATTCCCGCTGGCAATTATGCTTTTTATGTTTTTCGTACTTGTGTAACTAATAACCTCTACACCTATATTAATACCTTAGCTCAAGTCAACACAGCTTGGCAGAGCGCCGGCAATGCTAATGCTACTAATCAGGTCAGCATTTCCGGTAGGTATAATTCTGGTCGTGCGGTTTCAGGTGGCATGCGTATACGCATGCCTGTTGCTCCTACCAGTGCGCCTCCTTTAGTTCAAGTTGGCAACATTTATGACCTTTTAAATAATGTTGCTGCTTTGACTCCTGCGGCCACTGTGCAACAATCACAACTTATACCAATGTCGAACATGAATAATGCATATGAGTGCACCTGGCGACCTTCCGATGCTTATGATTTTCAATTGAATGGTGCGCCTGTTTCAACAGCGGGTTATCCAGGGACTTTAGATGTTGTCCATTCGTGCATTTTCGTTAATAATACTTCTAATGCTAATGCACAAACTGTCTTCCTTGAGGGTATTTTCCACTTTGAAGGTAATGGCGGTGTCGACAACGCTGGTGAGGATTTTGAGGATGCTTTAGTTGATGAACTTCCTGAACCTTTTGCCGCTTTGCGCGTAGTTGCTAAAAATGCTACATCCGTTACTCGTGATCTTTTTGTTACCACTGCTTCCACTTTTATTGATCGTATGACTCACCGCATGTCCTCATCTGGCATGGGTTTGTCATTGCGTTCCGAAGGTGGTCTTGTTGGTGATGACGGGTCCGTCGGGTCTGCATTGCGCACGCTCAGATCTGGCGATGTTTTTGGTAGTTCTTCATCCTCTGTTGCGCGGTCATTGGGTGGTGTCTCGACTTCACTTCCTCTTCGTTCTATACCTCGGACAATCTCTGAGAATGAGGAATTTGAAGATGTTTCATCGTCGACTATACCTTCTGGGCCGCCAATTCTTCTCCGCACCAAACCACCTGATTTAACCCAACGTCTTTAACTCGCTCTAATCTCTTGATTGTTTTATTTGTTTTTAAATTCTTCTTCCTTGTAGACATTTTATTTTCCTGTTCTCAATTTGCATGTTTTCTTTTAATTTTCTTGCATTTTTTTCTTTTGAT